CAGAAGTCGTCTACTTTCTCCATGTAGGTCGCGGATGATGTCAAAGTGGAAATCCGGCGTTTCGTTCGGATGGCGGTGGGCAAAGAGCACCCTATGAGCGTTGTATGGGTTGACCTGGGGAGACAGACGGATGACCGCCTGTTCCAGTGGAGTGAGAGAAGCTACGTCGATCACTTCTTATTCCAAGGTTTGAAGTTCTGCAGCGTCTCCATCGACGGCCACGTACCATCAAAGGTCAAAGCGCGATCGTCAATGGTAAGAAAGGCAGCAGGTTTCTCCAACGGCCATTCCAAACCGTGCGCCCAGTGTGGTACTATTTCACTAGGCATCCATTTGAGCATCCAATCCTGCATGGCTTTCAAACCGCCGGGTTGATTGCTTCGGCTTGAAAAAATGCAAACCCGAAAGTGCTCAAGCGCTCGCTCCATGAAATCTGCCGCTCCCTCGACGGGTGGATCAGGGATCACGTCCGCCCCTTTCCACCCACTTGAATAGCTGTGGATCACACCGTCAAAATCGAGACAGAGAATCGGCTTCATCTCCCCTTCCTTTTCTGATTGAGGCCGATCGCAATGGCCTGCTTCCTCGACTTCACCTTGGGTCCGGTTTTCGAACCGAAGTGCAGCTTTCCCTCCTTAAATTCGTGCATCATCTTCTGCATCTTGTCTTTCTTTGCCATCTTCCTCTCCGTACAGTTCGTCAAGCAACTTGTCGCGCTCCTCCTGCGTCATCTGGTAGTTCTCGCGCAAGTGCCACCTCTTGCCATACTGGCTCAGTACGTTGCGCTGCAGCCCCGGAGATCGCGCGATTATTTCTTCTGCTGTCGCCATCAGTACCTCCCCTTCATCCTCTCCCTGAAGTAGCTCCCCGCGCTAGGGGCCTCCTGAAGTTCCTCCACGACGGTCTTAGGTACGTTGTGGAGGCTGTAGGTCCGACCGTTGGAGAAAGTCAGGTCAAGCTCTTGCGTCTCCTCGTCGTAGGAGCCGCCGAAGATCGCCGTGCTGACGAGAGAGAATGGGACTTTCATTTGCCTTGATCCTTCTATAATGGCAGGTGTGCAGTAAATTGTGTCCACAAGATGGAGAGAAGCGATGAATGCAGAAGACAAGTTCGAAGTCCGGTACCAGGAGATCGTAGACGCCCACACCGGGGCTACGATCACGCTGGGGAGCCACGCAGGTAGCGGTCATAGGTACATGCGGATCGCGGTGCCCGATCTACTCGTCGGCGCCCACGACAGCAAGACCAGGACGAGCACGATTACCTTTGGGCCGGATGGTCAAACGTTGAAGATACTTCCACATGTGCAGGCCTCGACGGGGTATCATGAGAGCGACGAAGTGGAGGCGTCGCTTCGCAAACCTACCGATGAAGACGCTGGATATGATGAAGCCGAGAAGGTTGACAAATACGCCAAACGTGCTAAGAAGTAATCTCTGCTGGTCTATCGGGTTGGCAGAATGAAGTCCGATTACGTTGTGTTTCCTCCCTGGACTACCCCCAGAAGTGGTCGGCCCCGTCTCACCCGACCAGTCCCCTTCTGGGGGTCTTTTCTCGTTCATTGAACGAGATGGAACAAAACGGGACCATCTTTCAGAAAGTTTCAGAAAGTTAGAACAAAACGCGAACACCCAAATATTTATTTTTGGGCGCGGAAAGTTTGGAAATAAATATTTATAGGGGTGGGATTTTGGGGCGCATAATTTAATTTGTGTGAGCAAAAATTTCGCCCCGCGCCCTCCCCTGCCACTCTCCCGAGTTAGGACCCAAACCCCCAGCGCTAGGAATGAAGTCCTAATTATAGGACAGCAGTCCTAATTCAAATACAACCCAGGGTCTGCACAACCGTTTTCACTCGAACCTATGAGGGAAAGTGCAACCCAGCCGAATTAAATAAGTTGTAAATAAGTTGTATTTGTGCGCGGTTGGCATCGACGTGGCATTAGTTAATCTTTTGATTCGACAAGGGAAAGTTTAGTATTTAGTCATATCTTTTTTTAAGGAGAAGATCAGGAGTAAAAAGTTTTGTTCTCCTTTTAGTTTTTATAGTGAGAACAAACCATACACAAACCTCTAGCTTGCGACTTGCTTCGCAAATTAATGATCTGGCTAAATACCTCCAAACTTTCAACACAATCAACTCACTACATTATGCCACTTAGATGCCAACCGTGCACGCAGGTTCCACGTTAAAGGAGAAAAATACAATGCCGCACCTTTTCAACTTCCGCCGAGGACAACCGCGCGAGCCGCAACGCGAGGAAAGTAATCCTATGCGATTCCAGCGCCTGACAAAGGAGCGCATCCTTGCCGTTCGTAAGCAGGAATTAAACCCGCGCGCTAGATCACACCTGAAAATGTACAAGGGCACGCCAACTCGCTTTCAAATTCTTCCCGTCCCTTGTCGGGAGATTGATCGACGATGGCACCATGTCTACCAAGGCAAGCTTCCATTTATCAAGGCGCGCGGCGGGATCATGCTGATCACAGCTGACCTTGAGGCCATGCTCAACGAGCAAAACCCGTTCCGCCCCAGCAAGGCGCGCTACATGGTCCGCGAGGAAGTCCTGGACACCATGACCAACGCAGAGCCACCGGAGCACGACGGCAACCCTCGTCGAGTGCCTACGCTATACCGCGTCCTGTGGCGCCCTGTAGAGCGTCCTACCCCTGGAGAGCCGCCGGCTGGCCTGTCGCACGAACAGCTTGCCAACTGGCACTTGCGAGGCGCCACGTGGCGTCGCATCTACTACCCTGGACGTGACCGCTGGCTATTCATCGAGGTCGGCCGGCCGATATTCACCAAGGCCGAACGCACGTTCGACCCCCAATGGGTAGGCGAGCACAAGCTCGCGCGGCAGTATCAAGGCGTCGTGCGCATTGCCTTCCCTTATGACGTGCTCTCAGGTCGAGCAGATGGTGACGAAATAATAAAACAAGATTAATATAAACAACGAAATAAAATAACCCAAATATTTATTGCCTTCTTTTCTCGATCATGCGACTATCAATCATCGAAACGAGGGGAGATTGAGACATGGAACACGTCATTGCAGCGCTGGATCAAATCACAATGTCGGAATTGGAGTGGTCCGCTTGCTACATCGCGGATGAAATTGCCTTCGAACAAGCACGTTGTGCACTCGATTGGATCGCTGCGAACCGGGACGACGAATGGCCTGCGAGTCTTTCATCGTTCGTGCGGACGTGGCGTAGCAAGTGAGGGGGATTGAAACATGGCCTTCATGCAAAAACAAGTCGAGCACATGGAATGCTGGCAGGTCGAGACCACGTGCGGCACCGAATGCGTCCCAAGTAATCTCGTTGGCCTTAATATCAACGTTGATTCGCTTAGCCAATACACCGAAGGCGAGATTCACTGCGACGCCGATGGCGAGTTTAATGGTGAGTTGGTGACGGGATGGTTTGCGCGTTTGTCCGCTCCCGGCTATATGGATTGCACCGCTTGGTCTGGACCATTCAAATCGGAAAAAGAGGCGATGGACTACCTTTGCGAGCTATACGATGCGGAAGACGCGGATTGAAGCTTTGCGGCCGTGCGGTGCCACTCATACCCTTCGGTGGGCGATGGCACCGCATCCCGCAGCGCTCCAGCTGTAAACGAGGGGGATAGAGAATGAAATACGCTTCGATCGGTTCAATCAGTCACGGCACACTGCTCACCTACGACTTGCTTTCGACGTTCTCAAGTGAGCTTGCACAGCACGTCAAGGCGAACCTCGACACGTTGCCGCCGAAGGATATATTCGACTACGCCGTGACCATCGGCGCGGCGGAAGCACAGACAGAAGAGACGGTAGAAGCCAATGACCAGTATGCGGCCGAAGTGGTAGAAGAATTGCAGATTGCGCTGGAGCAATTCGCACCGCCCTATTGTTATTTTGGCGCAAACGAAGGGGACGGATCAGACTTCGGCTTTTGGCCCAGCATGGACGCGATAGACGAGTTGCTGAAGGTTTCCGATCCCAGTGAGGTCGAGGCAATGGGCGAGGATTGCGTTTTCGTCAATGACCACGGCAACGTCACAGTGTACAATGCCGATGGAACCGTTGCATGGGATTGTGTGTGAAGCTTTGCGGTCTGCCGCCTACGGGCGACTTTCCGCAGCGCTCCAGAACGGGATAGTCAGCGTTCTCCTGCTGGCTCTCCCATTCGCCCTGCTGGCACTATGCACGCTGGCAGTAATCATCACACTTGTCATAAGGGGGTTGCAGTGGGTTACAATGTAGTGGGAAAGCACATACTTGGCAATGCGCGGGTGTTCGACAATGCGCGGGTGTCCGGCGATGCGGGGGTGTTCGACAATGCGCAGGTGTCCGGCGATGCGCAGGTGTCCGGCAATGCGTGGGTGTCCGGTAGTGCGCAGGTGTCCGGCGATGCGCGGGTGCACGGCAATGCGTGGGTGTCCGGTAGTGCGCTGGTGTCCGGCAATGCGTGGGTGTCCGGTAGTGCGCTG